AGTTGGGTTTCCACGATACTTGCCAGGATTGATGGGTTTATACAATCCAGAGTATGCCATAAATATAGTTGGACCAACATAGGTATTTAGCGTGTCGATAGATCGTCTGTTATCAACTATGGCAGCAAGCGGCGGAATGTCGTTTAGTAATAACTTTATTGTAAAATTTTTGAATCCACCTTCGGGATTAACTAGAATTCCTAATGAAATAGAAGGTGTTGCTGGAACTAGTGATTATTTTGAGATGTTCTGCACGGAAGCACAACTACCAAACACTAATACAGCACAGGGTCAGACAAATGGCATCTATGTTGGCAGTGGTTCTGTTAACTATCCACATACCAGAGTTTTCACTGAATTTCAACTTGGGTTTATGTGTGATGCTAACATGACGGCACTAAAGTACCTTCAGGATTGGGTTGATCTTATTTTTTCTGGTGATGTAAATTATGGTGAGCAGGGAGAGAATAGGAGCGGACTTTCGTACACATCAATGCAATCCAATGCTTTTGGTCAAACAAATTCTTACCCAGAAAATAGAAACATTAGATTAAAGTATCGTGATGATTATGTTTGTGATATTGCTATCACAAAAACGGAAACAGGACCTAACTCCCCAACTGAACGAGCTTCTATAACATACCTTCTTGAAAAAGCATATCCATATGCAATTGATGCTGTACCCCTACAATTTGGATCTAGTCAGATCACTCAGGTGACAGCACAGTTCTCATACATGAGACATCATGTTATTAAAAATGATATAACAGGACCAATTTTTCCTGGTACAGAGGGTCTTCTGGTGTAGTAAAATTGACTTTTCAATTCCATGAAACTGGGAAAATTTTTTCCGCCAATTTTTGGGTCAAAAAGTCGCACTAAATATACATATGATCTGGTCTGAACATAATGGCATTACCACAAGTTGTCCTTCCAACCTATGAGTTGGAAATTCCCTCTACTGGCAAAACTCTCAAATATCGCCCATTTGTCGTAAAAGAGGAAAAAGTGCTTTTACTAGCACTTGAGTCTGGCGATAATAAACAAATTGAAGATGCTACAAGAGAACTTCTCAAGAATTGCATTCAATCTCGTGTAAAACTAGAAGATTTGGCAATTTTTGATTTAGAATATATTTTTCTCAATATTCGCGCAGTATCGGTTGGCGAAGTTGTGGAAATGCTTCTAACTTGCGAAGATGATGGCGAAACTCAAGTTCGCTACAATCTCAATTTGACTGAAGTTATGGTCGAAAAACCAGAAGGGCATTCTAACAAAATTATGCTATCTGACACGATGGGCGTAATTATGAAATATCCTTCTTTTGATGAATTTGTAAAAGTTTCAATTATTGGTCAAGAACAGACTTCTGACGCAATTGTTGATATTATAGCAAGCTGTATTGATCAAATTTTTGATGGTGAAGATGTTTATGACAGTTCAACAACTTCTAAAAAGGAATTTAGAGAATTTGTTGAAGGTCTTACAAATAAGCAGTTTGATGACATTCAAAAATTCTTCGAAGCTGCTCCAGTTTTGAAACATGAGATTAAATTGGTAAATCCCAATACCAAGGTTGAAAATGTCTTCACAATTCAAGGACTTGCAAATTTTTTCGGATAGCACTCTTCCATAATACCTTGGAAGGGTACTATAAGACCAACTTTGCTTTGATGCAGCACCATAAATATAGCTTGAGTGAAATTGAGAATATGATGCCTTGGGAGAGGCAAGTTTATACTAGTCTCCTCATGCAATACCTAGAACAAGTTAAACAAGAACAAGAAAAAGCAGCAAGGCAGTAATGGCACACGGGTTTCTCACACCAACACCAGTAACGGGCGAAAGTCCTTTAGCAAATTTCCTTCAAAAAAAGCTTGAAAAAGCAGTTGAAAAGGAGGTAAAGAAACTCGGCAAAAAAATCTTAGATTATCTCAAGAGAGAACCTGAGAAAAGACCTTTACCATACAGAGGAAAGGGTGTTGGTCGTGTAGAAGTCACTGGACCCAATAATGTAAAAACTGGTGGTGGTTTACTGGGTGCGGGAAAAGATAGACCCTTGCTTTCTGGTAGTAGGGGTGGATTAGTAGAAAAAAATCCTACAAATATTGATGTAAAAACTGGAAGAAGATCTTTACCTCCTGGTGGTCCTAGACTTGGTACAACAGATCCTGATATTCCAGGATCTTCGGGATCTAGAAAAGGAGGAGCATACACTACTATCCCAGGTGTTTCTGGTGGTGGAAAGGGAATTGCTGATACTAATTTTATTAGTGCTAAGGGTGGATTTAACATAGACGCCATTATGGCGGCGCGTAAAGAAGGAAGCATTACAGGTAAAGAACTTAGAGAATTAAAGAAAAAATTTGACGCTCAATCAGCATCTGCGGGCGCTCCACCAATTTCACCTGATAGTGGTGCTGATATTGTCGCTGCGGTAAACAAAAATACCCAGATGATCATCAATTTGGTAGATGCTACCAAAGATCAAACTAAAAATGATAGTAATCTTGTAGAAAAGCAGATTCAAGCACAGGACACAATGATGTCTCGTGCAGCTGCTAGAGCAGAAGAGAAATCATTAGAGCAAGGAAGCGATCTCTCTGGTTTCATGACACCAGAGAACTTTGCAAAGAAAAAACAACAGGAAGCAAAGAAAGAAACTGGTAGTAAATTAAAAGAAATTATTCGTGGACCTAACCCATTCAAGCAAGAATGCTGCATGGGTGGCGGTGGTGGAATAGGTGACATTATAGGAGGTGCCCCAGGTGGTGGTAGACCTCGTGGACGTGGTGGTCGCCGTGGTGGATTGCCAATCCCCGATATGGTAAGACCCAAGGCATCGATGCCTGGTGGTATTCTCCGTCGTGGTGGTGGCAGAGCACTCACTAGGGGTGCTGCCATGGTTGGTGGTAAAGCAGCAGCAAAGGGTGTTGCCAAGGGTCTGGGTAAGATGGGTCTTAAGAAGATCCCAGGCGTAGGTGCTGTTGCTGGTGCTGCATTCGCTGCTGAGAGAGCGATGAAGGGCGACTGGTTAGGCGCTGGCGGTGAACTTCTATCAGGTCTCGCAGGCACTATCCCAGGCATTGGAACGGGTGTTTCTGCTGCCATCGATGCTGGATTGATGGCACGGGATGCTGGATTAACTCCATTTGCTCGTGGTGGCATTGTTACACAACCTACAAGTGGTTTAGTTGGTGAAGCGGGTCAGGAAGGCGTATTTCCACTTGAAGGAAAACGTGGTAGAGATACCTTTAGAATGTTTGGTGAAGGTATTTTAGAAGCGCAAAAGAGAGCAAAGCAGGAATTTGCTGACCTTCAATCTTTGGGTCTCAAGAATTATTTTGAAACTAAAGGTGGTTTTAAAATTTTTGGTGATGTTTTCAAGATGATGTTAGGACCGATTCTAGGAAATCTTGCGGGTGGGTTGATTGATAACATTGGCAATTTTGCTAATGGTTTATTTGGTATTGGAAATAATACTCCTACTGGTACTATGGATACTGGTGGGTTAGCATCTTTTATTGGTGGTCTAGAATCTGGAAATGACTATACCAAGATGGTTGGCGGAAAGCAAGATGCATCTGTCCTAGGCAAAACTATCGAAGAGTTGGCAAAAGAGAAGGGCGACCAGTTTGCTATGGGTCGTTATCAGATCCAAATGAGAACTGCTAGAGATGTTCTAAAAGGTGCTGGAATTGACTCCAAGACATTTAAATTTGACCAGGCTGGTCAGGATAAACTATTTGAATTGCTACTTCAGAGAAGAGGACTGAAAGATTTCCAGTCAGGAAAAATTACAAAAGAGCAATTTGCTAAAAATCTCTCTATGGAGTGGGCGGCACTTCCACAAGATGCATCTGGTAAAGGATACTATGATGGAGTTGGAACTAATAAATCCCTAACAAGTTTCTCTTCTGTTATGGGTCAGTTAGATGCATTGAAGTCAACTGGTACTCCGTTCCAAGGTTCTGGCAGTGGTGGTAATCTTGCTGCTGCAGCACAGTCATTAAAAGGAATGAGCACTGCCGATGGTCCTGATGGTGGTAAGAATGGTTGTGTTTATGCTGTAAATAAAGTATTCAAGAGAGCGGGTATTACACCACCATGGGGATCATCACTATATGTTCCTGATGCTGAGAAGTCAATGATTGATGCTGGTTGGCAGCAAGTTCCATATGGAGATATGCAACCTGGCGATGTGTTTGTCATGAAGGATCAGAAGTCACCACCACAAGCACATATTGGTGTTGCTACATCTAACAAAATGATCCTATCCAACTCATCTGGTAAAGCAAGAATGAGTTGGGAAGCAACTGCTGCTGGTTATAATGCATATTATGGTGGTCGTGGCACTCTATACAGGATGCCAGGATCCCAGGCAGTATCTACTGCAAATTCAACACCTCCTGGCACTCCTCCACCAACAAAACCAGATAGAAGTAAATTTACTGGTAGATCTGGTGCAAAAGCATTTAAAAGTGCTATGGAAAAATATAATACTGCCATGGAAGCATATAATTCACAACAAGCTGCTCCTGGTCCCGTAGCAGCATCTCCAGCATCAGCAAATACAGGTACACCAATTATGGCAACTTCAGCACAAGTTGCTAGAGCAAGTGCATCAGGAGGTTCTCCAACTGTTATCAATAACTACTACACTGCTACTGGTGGATCTGGTGGTCAGGTTACTCCAAATGGAGTATCTGCTGGTATTGGAATGGATCAAACTGGACTTTCTGCATTCCAGGAATTAAAACTTAGATCATTAGCATAATGGAAGAAAAACAGACTACATCAGACTTTTCTCTGAAAAGTGTTGCTATTGCCAAACTTGGCGAGACAGATGGTTATGATATTAAACAAATGGTGAATACTTTCTCTTATGTTGAAAGTATCACTAGTCCATTTGTTGCAGCAACAATGACCGTTGCTGACAGTGCTGGATTTCTGAATGATCTACCTATTCAAGGTGGAGAAACGGTTGTAGTTACAGTTCAAACTAGTTCTACAGAGGAACCAGTAGAATATCAAATGGTTGTTTGGAAAGTTGGAAATAGGTATGCAAAAAACCAGACACAATCATACACTTTGGGTTTGATTTCTGTAGAAGCACTTAATAATGAATGTGTGAGACTTGTAAAACCATTAAATGGAAAACCTGACGATATTATCAAGAAAATTCTTAGGGAAGACTTAAAAACAGAAAAGAATATTTACCCAGAAGATGCAACAACGCAGTTTTCTGTTAAAATGCTACCAAATAATAGAAGACCTTTCGATATTATTTCTTCTCTGGCAATTAAGAGTGTTGAAACTGGTAGTTCTTCATCTCCTGGCAATACGAGTGGAAGTTCTACTAGTAATGAGAAAGAAACGGTCTCTGGTAGTGCTGGATATTTTTTCTGGGAAAACAAGAGAGGTTATAATTTCTTCTCAGTTGATAGTCTATTGAAGACAGACGATGAGGATACCTGGGGACCATATATTGAAAAACCCGCAAATATGAGTGATGGTGCAGATGATAGACTTACAATTTCCCAGGCTACCTTTGGATCTGAAATTGATGTAATGTCATCAATGAGAAAGGGAAAATATTCCACTCTAATGGTTTTCTTTAATCACTCAACTGGGCAATATCACGAATATCATTATAGTGTTGAGGATGCTTACAAAGATATGAAGCATTTGGGAGTACAGAATACTCCTTCATTAATATCATTTGGTGATAAAAATGTTTCGGATTATCCAACCAGAATTATTTCTAACATACTTGATCATGAATCATGGTATAATGAACCAGGAATTGCATCTTTTGAGGAAGAAGATGGCGCAGATAGTCCTAGCGAGTTTTGTGATTTTCACAAACACTTTGCAGCTCAATCACTTATGCGTTATGAACTTCTGAAGCATCAACTTGCAACTATTGTAATTCCAGGCAACTCTGAAATTTGTGCAGGAGACACAATTGATATCAAATTAGTTAATAAAGCTCCAACAGTTAGAGTTGATGACGAACCATATGATCAAGAGAGTAGCGGTGTGTATTTGATACAAGAAGTTACTCATACTTACGATTCTGCATCGGGAACAAATGGAAGGTTTACAACAACTTTAAGATTGATGCGAGATTCCTATGGCGATGTAGAATCTAATCATGGCACTAAATAATGTATACGGAGGTAACTAAACATGGACAGTATCGAACAACATATTGAAGCAGACAGAGAGGAACTTGCTGATCCTCAACTCTCACCTCAACGCCGTCGTCATATTGAAGGTGAACTAGAAGAATTAGAAGCATACGCAGAGCGTCATCCAGAAGATCATCACGATCCTTCATCTTTGGAACTGTATTGCGACAATAATCCAAGTGCTCCAGAGTGTTTAGTATACGATGATTGATTGATATGGATCAATTAGTATCCCAGCTACTTCCAACTCAAAGAATCGGTAATGATGGATTCAATTGGTGGGTAGGTCAAATTGAAGGAACTGCTGCTGATGAAACAAACAACAAAGGCGGTTACAGATTTAAGGTACGAATTGTCGGTGATCATCCTGGTGATCCCGAACTAGTCGCTACTGAAGACTTACCATGGGCATCTGTAATG